CATATAAATTTCCAGTAACTTTTGCACCATTACTTAACGTCTCAAACTTCTTACTGTTGTCGTAATAGAGATCTACGGATCCGTTCTCTGTAACAGAAATAAGTATTTCATTATCAGCAGCGTTATTAACTCTTAATTCAGACGTATTGATATGTAGTCTTCCTGTACCTGTATCTGCTATGTATGAGTGAGATCCATCATGGTAGATCTCTAAATCTCCATCTAAGTTTCCAAAAGATGCCTTTGCATTATCTTTAAACTCTAAAGCACTTGCAGAAGCATCCCAAACCATATGGTAATTAGCCCCTGTAAAATTAACATCACCAGCAGTTAGAAACTCTAGTTCTCCAGTGATTTTCACACCAGCACTAGAAGTCTCTAATTTCTTACTGTTGTCGTAATAGAGTTCTACGGCTCCATCATGCTTAGCAACAATTGCATCTTCGTAGGCATTATTTGCTGCATTGTAAACTTGAAAATATAAATGTTCATCGGTATGTTGAAGGATTCTTGCATAATCACCAGGATCATCTCCATCATCTGAAGCTAAAGTAAGACAAGCTCCAAAACCTTCCTTTCCTCTTACTATAAAGTTAGCAAGAGCACCTGTTGTTGTAACTTCAGCACCAGCCGATTTCGTGAAAAGTTTAAGATCGTTGTCGTAATAGAGTTCTACGGCTCCGTCTTTGTAGAACCGACCCATTTTGCCATTAGAAACTGAGCCATCAGATATTAATGAAATATCATTTCCATCTGTATCTAGGTATAAAGTTCCAGTACCTACATCACGAACATACGAATTTGACCCATCATGGTAGATCTGGAGATCTGATCCATTTCCAAATAATGCTCTATCGCTATCATCAAATTTTAAGCCGTTTGGACCCGTATAACATTTTTGAACGCCATCGTAGTAGAGTCCTACGGCTCCGTTTGCTGTTGCTTTTATTTGCAGTTCATCTCCAGCATCATTCCTAACTCTTAACTCTGAACTATCTATATATAAGTTACCAGTACCTGTATCTTGGATAAAACTATGAGATCCATTGTGATAGATCTGAAGATCATCTCCTGAGCCGAAATTAGCTTTAGCATTATCCGCAAATTCAAGAGCGTTAGCTGATTTATCCCATACAAGGTTATAACTTGCACCAGTGAACGTAACATCACCAGCCGAGTAAGAAATATCGTTTCCACTTGTTACCCATCCACCTGTAGGATCTTCTGTCCAAGAAAGAACACCGCCTGTAGTACTTGCTAATACTTGACCATTGGCTGTAGGAGCTGCACTTGGCAAGGTGTACGAAACATCAGCCGCTAAAGTATCTGGAGCTTGCAGAGAAACAAAATTTGCACCGTTAGAATCTGCCTCTGCAAATCTTATTTGCTTGGCATTATCAATAATTAAGTTATTAGTTAACGTTCCACCAGTTGTTGCCAATGCAGCATTAGCAGTCGTGGCAGCAGCATCAGCCGCATCTTTCGCTACTTTTACAGAAGCACCTGTAGCAGCAAGAGTTGTACTTGTGCTTGTAGCCGAATCAACTAATTGAACAACACCAACAACAGAAGTGGTTCCTGCAACAATCTTCGATCCAGCAATCGCAGCATCACTCTTAATATCAGCGTTAACAATCGAATCAGCAGTAATAGCAACAAGACCTGCATTTGAGATGCTTATGTCTCCTGTAATTGCTACTGCTGTTGGAACGTTTGAAGCATTACCAACAATAATTTGAGCAGCAGTTACGTTTGCGAGTTTCGTTAAAGCAATTGCAGCAGAAGCGTTTATATCAGCATTTAATATTGTTCCATCTAAAATCATTGTGCTTGTAACTGTTCCCGTATCACCTGAACTAATCAAAGTTCCTGTGACATTTGGAAGGCTTAAAGTTCTATCAGCAGTCGGATCAATTACGGTTAATGTGCTCTCAAAATCATTTGGTGTTGCACCTTCAAAAATAATGCTTGAACTTTGATTAAGAGCTAAGTTTCCAGTTAACGTTCCACCTGTAGTGTTTAATTTTTCGGTATCTAATTCTTCTAAAACAGATTGAACGTTTGTGTTTTGAATACCTCCTGTGGCTGTAACTCCAATATTTGAAGCAACCTGACCAGCAATAAAGTTTGAAATATCAAGCTTTTCGTATGTTGATCCATTACTTAGGATCATGTCAGGAGGGTTGATTGTTACTGTTGGAGCTGGTGAAGTTCCTGTTCCTGACTTATCACAAACAAAGTAATAACGATTGTTTGCAGCGCTCGCAGCTTGTAATGCAGCATTAACTGTATAACCTTGTGCTGTTCCTGCTGCTGTTAACGATGTAATTTTATTTGTATCAGCTCTATAGTTACCTGCATAAATAATCTCACCAGATGTAATTGTTACTGGCTGGAACGCTGATCCGTCATACACGTATAAGTCATCATTGGTCAGGTCGTAGAAAAACTGGCCTTTGAACTCTGCCGTTGGGAAAGTAACAACTCCAGAAGTTGACTGAGCACCAGTAAATTGACAGACAGATGAATCTGCAAATTTAGATCCTAATATTGTATTTGTTCCAAAACGGCCTACATCAAACGTTCCAGACGTTATTTTTGTCGCTGCAAGATTAGGAATATCTCCCGCAACTAAAGAAGTTCCAGCAGTTGCAACGCCTTTGTTATTAACTGTGACTTTTGTATAAGTGCCAGCAGTTATTCCACTTGTTGAAGTCGAAATAGCACCTGATCCATCAACAGAAATTCCTCCACCAGAGGTAATTAATACAGCACCTTTGGCAGAGGTCGTTGCAGCAGGAAGATCACCAGCAACTAAACCTGTTGTTGCAGTAATTTGGCCTTGAGCGTTATAAGTTATTCCAGAAATTGTTGCAGCAGTAACGCTATTAGAAAGAGATAAAGCACCAGCTCCAGTAACAGCTAAACCAGTTCCAACCGAAACACCACCAACAGCACTGGTTGTAGCTAAAGGAAGATCAGAAGCAGCAAGAGCAACAGTTCCAGTAATTAATCCTTGAGCGTTGTATGTAATACCAGAACGAGTAGCAGCTACAACTGTGTTATTAATTCCAAGATTATTGTTTGCTACATTTAGTGATCTATCAATATTTGCTGTTGCTAATTTCGTTGCTGTGATTGTTCCATCAGTTATTTTTGCTCCACCAATTCCACTAGCAATTTTTGCATCGGTCACTGCTGACGCTGCTATAGCTCCACTATCTACAGCGTTGTCTGCCAGTTCAGAAGCAGTTACAGAATTTGCAGCAAGTTGAGTTGAGCCAATTGCTCCTGTAGCAAGGATAGTTCCAGGTAAATTTGCCGCTAATTTTGCAGCAGTAATATTTGCGTCAAGTACTTTTATTGTCGTTACGGCATCAGCAGCAATAGCACCTGCATCTACAGCATTATCAGCTAGTTCTGAAGCTGTAATTGCATTTGCAGCAATTTGATTAGCGGTGATTGTGTCTGTGGCAATACTCGCAGCAACAACAGCTCCATCAGCTAGTGCAGCAGTATCAACAGCATCATCAGCAAGCTCAGAAGCAGTTACAGAGTTAGCTGCTAATTGTGTTGCTGTTATTCCACCTGTTGCAATTTTTGCACCAGGAATATCACCATCACTAAGATTTAATTTTGCATAAGTAATTGTTGTATCTAATAACTTTGTTCCTGCAATACTTCCTGCTAGTTGTGCATTAGTTATCGTTCCACTTAAGTTCGTTGTTAAATAGCCAGTTGCATCAGTCAGCAAAAAAGCAGGGCTCGCATCTGTCGCACCAAGCGAAATACTGACCCCGCCAAGAGAAATACTTGAATTTGCAAGCTTGACATTTGTAACTGCACCATCAACAATTGCTGCTGTTGCTACTTGGTTTGACCCTAACGTCCCAACCTTGGCTGCTGGTATGTCTCCATCATCAATTAAGGCAACACCCGCAGCAACAAGATCTTTAACTGTGACCTTTTTAGTTTCAGTTGCACTCAGGTCGGCAAGTGCAAGAACATCAACAGCTTGAACACCCGCTTCAACTAATGCGGGTAACGCAGTTATCTTTAAATCAGCCATTTACAAGTTAACGAAACACCTTTGCAAGTAGTTTAAACCTGTTCGAGCATTATGCGACTATCATCTTCCTGAAGAATCCGATCTGTGTCTTCTTGTAATAGGACACCAGGGGCATCACCAATCTTTAATCCTACTACTCCATTCGTTACAAATTCAATTCTCGTCTCAACAACTTCAGCCGCAGCAACAGTTACAGCAACGTTAGTGATAATACAATTGGCTTCATAAAAAACATTATTCTTAGCATTATTAGAATCTCTATATAGATAAAACACACCATCAAAATCTGAACCTTGTTGAGTTCTAACAATTAATTGAGCAAGATAAAAAGGAAATTCTGGGTCAGCTCCATAATTATTTGCACGATCTTCTGAGCTATAACTATGCTCCCAGATGCAATTCATAGAACCTTGACCACTAATTAATCCAGCTTCATATTGATTTCTAAATTCATCTCCAAGGTTTGTTAAATCAACTTGCTCTCTACTGGTTGTCATCTCAAAATCTCTAATTTTCGCTACATGCCTAAAATTGTCATTTTTAGTTGTAAGTAAAACGTCTTTAGAAGAACTTGGAGCAACGAGAGTTAAAGCTGTTGTAGTTAATCCTTCTATTGCTTTTGCAAATGTGTCATACAAACGAATACCACCAACAGGGTCAATATTAATAAACCATTTTCCGTCTGGATAACTATGACCATTGACAAGATCAAGGTTTGAACCGTCAGCAGTTTCTATTACAACTTGATCACCTGTAATTAACGAGCCAGTGCTGTGGTCAAGGCTAAATCTTTTGCTGTCTACGCTGACATCATAAGGATCTAGCTTGGTTCTAATCCCACCGCTTAACGTGTCCCTTTTCAGAGCGATTTGTCCAGATTGTCCAAAGTAAACGCTCATTAATCAACCAAAGTTGTGTTTCCATAAGGAGCACCATTAGCTTCCCAACTAATATCAGCAGAAGCAACTTCTCCTACTGCAGTATTCATCGAAACGCTTGTAATAAAAACAGAGAATTGAATATCTCGAATATCTGAAGATCCTGTGGTCATTCGTAGTTTTAACACAATCTCAGGAGAAGCATCGTTTTCACCATCTCCTGCTGAACCTCCTGTTTTTATCGCATTGGTTAAGATTGCATTTAAGTTTGAATTAGCACCAGAAGCAGGACTTTCAACGTAATAAAACAAACGGCAACTACCTGAATAACTTCTGACCCCTGCCTTCAAAGTTCTATCTGTATCGCCAAGGCTTGTTGTTTCTAAAACAGCCATTGAACTAGAAAAAGACCAAGATTGAACCTTGGCTGCTTTAGTACCTGAACCCGCTATGTAGAGTTCTCCATCACGACCAGAATAAAAACCCACAACCTTAAATTAAAACGTTGTTCTTATTATATGGGTGCATCCAAGCAAGCAACAAAACTACAGCTAACATTACTCAATCCATTGAATGTACTTGTAACAGTTGGCGCCCCTGTATATCTCCATTTTAGACCACTACTTGAACCTTCTTGAACGTGAATCCTCAAAAATGAGTTCTCAATTCCTTGTAACCCGTGTAATTCATCGAAAGTGACATGATCCCAATCACTATTTACATTGTTGTAGTTTTGAAGAATATTTACGACATCTCCATCACTTATATTTGAAAAGCTTAATGAAAGGGTTGCATTGACAGATCTATTACCAAAACGTATATGTGTCTTTGTTCCATCTAAAGATTCAAAATCTGTACTTGGGTATGTCCCAGGTTTAAAACTTCTAGCACTAGGCTTAACGGCAGGAAATTGAATTGGATTAGCCATGTTTAACTCTCAACAACAAAACGAGATGAAGACCCTTGCCCCCATCCTTGCAATATAGCCAACCTACTTTCATCAGTTAATTTGACGTACGAACCAGATAAATCAATCAAACCATTTTCTCCAAACGTAATACTTTCAACTTTATAGCATTGATCTGTATTCCCAGTTTCTTTGATAGTAAACAACGTTCCAGCGTATGCTTTTACTGCACTTGCATTAGAAAAATCAACAGTGGCTTCTAGTACTTCTTCACTAGAAGGATTCCAATAATAAAAATCTTTAGAGCCTGTAATTGTGTCTTTACTTACAACAGTGCCATCTTCAAGAATTGCTCCATTATTAAATCGACTTGTATGATTTGTTGTTGAAAATACTCTTATATAATCACCTGGCTTTAGACCGTTTACATAATGAGGAGCCGTTTTAAAATTAACCGAATGATCTGTATATTCTCTAACGCTCAAGACATATTTTGCATAAATTATTGCATGATTTAAAGAAGTACAGAAACCACTTAAGTCATACGTCTCAACTGGATCGTCTTCATGGTCCGATCCTTCAAGTCTGACAATTACTGATTTAGTTTCAGCAAAACCATTTAACTTTTCTTTTCTCCATAAAACATTTGCTCTAAATGTTTGTCTGTCTTCAGGGGCAAGGAAATTAACTTGTAAATCTTTAATATTTCCATCGGTAAACATTGCCTTTATTTCAGGTGTAGCAATGTAATTTATTGTGTAATCGCTATTAAAAGGAACAGTAGGATACAAACTAAATTGACCTCCAACAATCGTAAAATCTAATAAGCAATAAGTCCCTTGTTCAAAAATAAAGTCTCTTAAATTAACCCTGTTTGAAATCATTCCATCCCAAAAGAAGCGGTTGGCTTGGCAAAACTGTGTAGCTATATCCATATCTACAATATTTACCGATTCTTTAGGAATAACTTTTCCTGCTCCTAATCTTTTATCTGTCAATAAGGCGTAAGCAATCTCAGGAAATAAATTTGTTTCTTCTCTATATGATCCAGTGAAAGGTGCTTTAACTACTTCTATTCCTTTTCTAAAATAAGCAGAAAACTGCGTAAAATTTGTCCACTCTTTTGAACTGTCAATCCTTAACCCTGCATAAGCTAAATCTCGATAAGTTGCTCTTTGGTTTCCTGTTGTTTTTATGATTTCATTTACATACACAACACGATGTTCAGGGCCATCTAAATGACTTGATCTATCTCCTTGATATTTCCAAAAATCAGCAGCAACATCATAAGGATTTAACTCAGAAGGAATATCACTACCTAACTCATCCCTTGTCGTAATTTCATCAATATTAAGATCGACAATTTGAGCAGGAACAACAACAGAATCATCTGGATCGCTTGGATGGATTACAGCAGGAATACGAACTCTGTCTCCTGGTCTATAATCTCCATCACCTTTATTTTCTATGGTCCAATTTGCATAAATATACTGATAGATAGGATCTTCCCATACATTCATCTTTACAGTTAAACCATCTCCTTCAGCAATCTGACTGCCATTAAGCTCATTATGTGTTTGTATTATTCTTCCATTAACTAAAGGATCATTTGGGACACTTATTTCTTCAACTTTTCTTACATAATAAAATCTAGTAAGACCACCTGGGTGACCATTTCCACCCGCACCAGGGAGACTGTCATTTAATATTGGTTCGTAATAACCTTTAAAACCACTTTCTGCAATTGTATATTCAAACCTTACATGATGATGAGCAGTTGCAAGATTAGTACTAGAAGCTCCTACATGTTGCCCCCAATCTGGGCCATCATATCCTTCATTATTTGGTGTTACGTGTGAAGGATTAATGTATAAATTGAAGAAAGGAATTCCTCCATCAGGAGGATCAAAACGAAGTATTAATGTATGATTATCTGTCGCATCTGTATAAGATGTTGGATAACTTGTTGCTTGTGGTCCATAGAATTTAGTCCAGATAAATGTAAGTTGTCGTTTAGTACTAATATCTCCAGCTCCGAAACTAGATCTTTCTTGATAAGTATTTTTTGCCAAGCTAACTACATCATAAGTAACATTATCAGCAACACCAGGATTGCCCAAATTCCATTCTTTATTACTTAAAGATTGTTTTGTTAACCCAAACTCTAAAAGGCCAGCAAAATAAATTGTATAAAGACCTGAAGAAAACTTAGCCGCCAAATCTAAACTTGACGCTCCGTTTGCATTTAACAAACATGCGGTTAAACTTTCTCCTCCTGCAACTCTTCTAATTACATCATTACCAGGCCACGGAAAAAGTCTATATTCATACTGACCATTGGGATGAGCAACTCTTATATAGTTATATTGAAATTCAGGCGTATTTCCTTTGACACAAAACAACCCCGAATGATTATTTACATTATCAGGTTTAATCCAATGATCATCAGACCATTCTTCATTTGATCCAGCTTTTCTTACTAATAATTTAAAAAAACTTATTCTGTTTAAATAAGTTTGAACTTGTCCTAATGTTATAGGATTTTTATCATTTATTGCACTAACAAGATCTCCTTCTGTAGGCTTACTATTTACGTTTGCAAACTGCATCTGTTTAAAAACTTTTGACTTCAAACCTATTTCTGTAATATCACAATCTCTATTGTTAGAAACACTACCTATTGTTGTTTTTTGTAAGGCATACCGTGAATGTGGAGGAAAGATTTCATTTTTATTTTGTTCGTAATAAAAAGGACCAGGACTATTAGGAATGTGCCACGCATTACCGCTTGTATTCCATTCAGGATTTAAACAATGCGTAGCTAAATTTGCATTAGGCAAGCACTCGTAATATCCCTTTTGAACAACCTT